CAAGCGCAGGAGCTGGGCCTTAACTTTGAAAAGTTGTCTGTAGAAGACAGGAAATCTGCGCGTGACATGCAAGCCGCCACGAGGTCAATTGTTCCCCCGGCCTTGGCCGCAATCATCACGATTGGGTTCTTTGGCATTTTGGGCATGATGCTTTTTGGCAAGGTTGACGGCAACAACCCGACGATCTTGATGATGCTGGGCAGTTTGTCCACCGCTTGGACGGGCATCATTGCTTACTACTTTGGCTCAAGCGCTGGCTCACAGGCCAAGACAGACCTTCTTTCTAAGGCTCCGGCAATCAAATGACAAACCTTGAACAACGCGCACGGGTAAACGCAAATGCCCGCGCTTGGTATCAAAGGAATTCCAAAAAAGCCTGTGAGTCAACAAAAAAATGGCGAGCTGAAAACCCAGAAAAAGTTAAAGCAAATAAGACCGCTTGGCTCAAAAAACCTAAAAATAGGGTTAGCCACATTCTTGGTCAAGCAAAACAAAGAGCCAATAAAAACGGCATGGAATTTTCCATTACGCTAGACGATCTTTTGCCACTTCCTGATGTATGCCCAGTGCTTGGGATCAAAATCAATTATGAAGGCAACAAAGGTCAACGAGGATTTGTGAATGATTCACCTTCAATTGATAGACTCGACTCATCTCTTGGCTATGTAAAAGGCAATGTAAAAATAATTTGCTGGAGAGCAAATCGCGTTAAAAGCGATGCAACCGTTGAAGAATTGCGAGCAATTTTAAATTTTATGGAAGAAAAATAAAATGCAAGTGACTACTCATTTTTCATTGGCGGAACTGACCGTTACAAATCACCGCCAGTTTGACAACACGCCAAACGAAGCCGAGACTGCCAACCTGCAACGGCTTGCCGAGTTCTTGGAGCAGGTGAAGACGGCGCTGGATGGCAAACCCATCATGGTCAACAGCGCCTTCCGGTCAAAACAAGTCAACGACAGCGTTGGCTCCAAAGACACGAGTCAGCATAGAATTGGCTGCGCGGCAGACTTACGTGTCCCCGGCATGACGCCAGACCAAGTGGTACGCGCAGTGATTGCTGCGGGTTTGCCGTTCGATCAAATCATCCGTGAGTTTGATGCTTGGACACACATCAGCGTGACAAACACGCCAGACGGAACCCCGCGCAGGCAGGCGCTTATCATTGACAAAGCAGGCACTCGACCTTTTGCCTGATACGTGGGAAAATGAACAATGCCTCTACAAAAACTCCAGTTCAGACCCGGTGTAAACCGAGAGTCCACCACGCTCGCCAATGAGGGCGGTTGGTTTGAGAGCGACAAAGTGCGCTTTCGCTCGGGCTCAGCGGAGAAGATCGGCGGCTGGGTTGCCGATACCGGCACAACTAATTCCGCGCTAACACCACCTGCGGGTTCGTTCTGGGGCGTCTGCCGCTCTCTGTTTAACTGGATCACGCTGTCTAGCTACAACCTGCTAGGCGTTGGCACAAACCTCAAGTTCTATATTCAGAACAGCACGGGCGGCACCTTCCACGACGTCACTCCTATCCGCAGCACCACTTCTGCCGGGGATGTAACTTTTGCAGCCGTGAATGGTTCAACCACCCTAACGGTTACCGACGCCGCGCACGGAGCGCAAGCTGGAGACTTTGTTACATACAGCGGCGCGGCCAGCCTCGGCGGGGCAATTACCGCTACCGTGCTTAATAAAGAGTATCAAGTAGTGGCCGTCACCAGCAACAACGTCTACACAATCACCTCTACCGTTGCAGCAAACGCTTCGGATGTTGGTAATGGCGGCGGTTCTACCGTTGGTGCATACCAAATTACAACCGGCTCCGCCACATCTACAGTCAGTGTGGGCTGGGGCGCTGGCGGCTGGGGTGGCATTACCACTGGGTACTCAAGCACGGGCTGGGGTTCACCTGCACCCGCTGGTGTCGGTTTTGGCTCTCAACTTCGTCTGTGGAGTCAAGCCAATTTTGGTGAGGATTTAATTTTTAATCCCCGTGGCGGTGGGCTTTATCTTTGGGAGGTTAACGCCAACCCAAACATTTTTGACCGTGGCACTCTGCTTACTACCGGGGACACCCCAGATTTCTGCAACATAGTTATGGTGTCGGACGCCTCACGCTTTGTCATTGGTTTTGGGGTAAACGACTACGGCTCTGTCGTACAGAACCCTATGCTGATACGCTGGTCAGACCAAGAAGATTACACACAATGGACACCTGCTATTACCAATCAAGCTGGCAGCTTTACACTTAGTGACGGTTCGCAGATTGTTACTGCCATGCAGGCTCGGCAAGAGATTCTGGTCTGGACAGACTCCGCGCTGTATTCCATGCAGTATTTGGGTGCTCCCTACGTCTGGGGGTTCCAGATTCTTGCCGACAATATATCTATTGCTAGCCAGAACGCAGTGGCTACGGCTAACAACGTGACTTACTGGATGGGGGTGGACAAGTTCTACATGTACTCCGGTCGCGTTGAAACGCTGCCCTGCACGTTGCGCTCCTATGTTTACAACGACATCAACATAGCGCAGGCGTCTCAGTTCTTTGCTGGAACAAACGAGGGGTTTAATGAGATTTGGTGGTACTACTGCTCGGCTAGCTCCGACACAATTGACAAGTATGTGGTGTACAACTACCTTGAGCGTGTCTGGTACTACGGTACGTTAAACCGCACGGCTTGGCTGGACAGCCCCCTGCGCGTGGAGCCTATGGCGACCACCTATGGCAATCAGCTTGTGTACCACGAGACTGGCGTGGATGACGGCACGACCAACCCACCTTCGCCTATTACGTGTTTTGTGCAGTCTTCGGACTTTGACATCGGTGACGGGCACAACTTTGGCTTTGTCTGGAGGCTCATTCCTGACGTGACCTTTGACGGCTCCACGGTTAACGCCCCTGCGCTGGACTTCACAGTTCGGCCTCGGCAGTTCCCCGGTTCCAACTACGGCAACTCAAACAATCCCGAAGTAGTGAGTACCGTGAGCTACGCCGGACAACGTACGTACAACGTACAGCAGTTTACTGAGCAGGTCTATGTCAGGATTCGCGGGCGTCAGATGGCGTTTAAAGTTGGCTCTGACACGCTTGGTACGGCTTGGCAGCTTGGTGTTCCCCGTATTGAAGTCCGACCAGACGGCAGAAGGTAAGCATGAGCAACCCTTTAGTCCGCGCCCCGCGCCTACCGACTGCCCCGGTTGAGTACGATGCTCAATTTATGGCGGCGTTGCTTAGCGCTTTACGTCTGTACTTTAACCAGTTGGATAACCCCGGAGACATAGCTGGGGCCGCGTTAAACTTAAACCTTGACACGCTTCCAACTGACGCCGATCTCGCTACTTTAAGGCTTGGCGATGTGTACAGAGACACGCAGGATGGTGTACAGGATACGAGTCAAATGCTTCGCATAAAGACATCATCATGATAAACTCGACCCACCCCCGATTTCAGAGGCAACCATGAATCAAACCGCACAGGGACTTGCTGCGCTTGGCCGAGGCCCGGACACTCAACTCGTCCACATGGCCCCGAGCGAAATTAATAGCCTCCAGCAACTGGCTATGGCGCATGGCGGGTCTCTCACTATTAACCCAGAAACAGGTCTGCCAGAGGCGGGCTTTTTGTCGTCCATCCTGCCTATGGTGCTAGGTGCCGGGGCCATGATGATTCCCGGCTTGCAAGGTTTTGGCGCTGCTGGCATCGCCGCAGGTATCGGTGGTCTGCAAGCACTGCGTACGGGTAGCTTGAAAAAAGGTCTGATGGCCGGTCTTGGTGCTTATGGTGGTGCCGGTTTGGCAGGTGGCTTAACGGCTGCTGGCGCAGCCTCTGGGGCGGGCGCGGCTGGCGCGGGGACGCCTGAGATATTGGGTGGCTTAGGGGCACAACCTGCAACATTTTCCGGAAACCTTGCTCAAGCAGGTCAGGGTCTTACGGCGCTACCTACTTCAGAGGCGGCGCGAACCGCGTTTATGGGTAACGCAGCTTTAAAGGGCTCAGGTGTTGGTGGAGCCAAAGGTTTAATGCAGTACGGACTCGCGGCGGCATCCCCGATGCTGATGGAGACAACCACCAAACAGCCAGAGATAAAGACTGACAAAGATATGGGTCAGCGGTATAGGTTTGACGCCGGAGCACTGACGCCCACACCTGTTGCTGACACCCCCGGGTATAACAATCAAGGCTTAAACTTTGGCAAAGAACGGCAGTATTTCAACCCAATGTACAGGCCAATTGACAACGATGCCGCTAGAAAACTGTACGGTTTTGCTTCTGGTGGGCCCGTTGAAGACATGTCAAACGCCAACTCAATCGGCATGAACACAGGCTATCCACAGGCAGATATTCGCACAGGTGCGTACGCAACTCCGTACCAGCAGCCAATCAGCCGCAATGTAGTGAGCGGTGCTCAAGGTGCTGCCGTCAACCCCTACACGGGTCAAGCACAGTTTGCCGAAGGCGGTGCGGTTGATAGCTACACATACGACCCTACTACGCAAATGTACGTCAAGAAAAGCGGCGAGGGAGCCACAGTGGTTTCGCCTACCGGCGGTATTTCTGGTGCCAGTGGTTCAAGCGGAAGCGGCATTCCAAGTGGGCCACCCCCTACTACCACACCCGAAGAATTTGCAGCGCAAAGTGAGCGTAATCAGAAGATCAACGACTTCTTGACAAACATATCAGCAGTGCTTAGCCCCGGCGCCACGATTGCTCGCGGCCTTTTGGATACGCCTTTTGCGGGCGGAATTGCAAACGCTTTTGGCGGAAGACAAGACCCCTCACTTGCAACCGTGGAAAATATGGGAACGTATGCTGTAGGTCCCGCCATGCAGTCAATGCAAGATGCGTACAACGCGGATATGTCGGCAGCACAAAGCGGCGTAAGTGGCGCCAACAGTCCGGGAGCAGATGCAGCCTCAGCAGCCAACGCAGGTGAAAATCTAGCTAAAGGCGGCATAGCTGCTCTAGCCCAAGGCGGCATCTCCAATCTCGGGGACTACTCCGATGGCGGCAGACTTCTGCGCGGCCCCGGCGATGGCATCTCTGACTCTATCCCCGCAGTGATTGGCAAGAAGCGCCCAGCGCGGCTCGCCGACGGAGAATTTGTGGTTCCCGCACGGATTGTGTCTGAGCTAGGTAATGGCTCGACTGAGGCCGGTGCCCGTAAACTGTACGCCATGATGGACAGGGTTCAAAAAGCTCGTAAGAAGACAGTGGGTAAAGGCAAAGTAGCAGCTAACAGCCGTTCGGCTAAGTACCTACCTGCATGAACATGTTTCTAGTCCCGATGGGACAGGTGTATGCAACGCTACCTGCGCTGATGCCCCACTTAGAAACTTCGGCAGAATGGACAAAAGGCCGCGCCGGGGTTGATGATCTTGTAAGGTTTATCGTCAACGGTCAGATGCAGTTATGGGTGGTTGTAGACGAGGACAAAATCCTTGGTCACACCATCACGGAGATTAAGCAGTACCCACAGTGCAAGATGCTGGTTGTCCAGTACTGCGCTATGGAGCCGGGGACTTTGGAGAAGGTAGAAGATCACATGCAGGACTTGGCCGCAAGATTCGCCAAGGATGCAGGTTGCACTGGGATTGAATTTATTGGGCGTCCGGGATGGCGCAACACGGCAAATAAGTACGGGTACACAACGCAGAGCGTAACGTACCAGAAGTTTTTTAAGGATGAGCTATGAGCTATTCACGTCGGCAACTTTACGCATTTGGCGAACCACTGGGCGATTCCGTCACTCGCAAAGAGGGTGGCCGGGTTGTTTACGGTGACGGCGGTGGTGGCGGCAGTCCATCTCAAACACAGACTCAAATTTCTGAACTTCCAGATTGGGCCAAAGGCTACGCTAAAGACACGCTGGCCAAAACCGGTGCTCTGACAGACATAAGCCAGAATCCATATCAGGCTTACGGGGGCAACCGTATCGCGGGCTTCAGCCCTTTGCAGCAGCAAGCTCAACAGCAAGCCGCCAATATGCAGACATCTGGTGCTACTGGCTTCGGTACTCAACTCGCTGGCGCAGCGGGCTTGGGCGCTCTTGGTGCTCGTTATGACCCAACACAGTTCCAAGCAGACCAGTTTGGTGGGGACTCTGCTCAGCAGTACATGTCTCCGTACATGCAGAACGTCGTTGATATCCAGCAGCGTGAGGCTCAGCGCCAAGGCGACATTGCCGGTACACAGCTGGCCAGCCAAGCAACCAAGTCCGGTGCTTTTGGTGGTGGTCGTCAGGCCATCATGCAGGCCGAGGCAGCAAGAAATCTTGCCCAACAAAAGGGTGATATTCAGGCTCGGGGTCTTCAGTCTTCGTATGAGCAGGCGCAAAATCAATTTAACGCCGATCAAGCTCGCCGTATGCAAGCGCAGCAGCTTGCAGAGCAGTCCAAACAATACGGCGCGGGCTACGGCATGCAGGGTCTCCAGACTGCGTTGCAGGGTGCTGGTCAACTTGGCACGCTCGGCGGGCAGGAATTTGCTCAAGGCATGGACATCAACAAGCTGCAAAATGCTTATGGTGGTCAGCAGCAGGCGTTGCAGCAACAGGGTCTGTCGCAAGCCTATCAAGACTTCCAGAACCAGCAGAACTATCCGTACAAACAGTTGGGCTTCATGTCCGACATGATCCGTGGTTTGCCGCTTGGCCAGCAGACCACCAGACAAGTGTACGAGCCCGAGCCCGGCTTGGGTTCGCAACTCTTAGGCGCAGGCACTGCTGCTTATGGCTTGTCCAAGTTTATGGCCGAGGGTGGTATCACGGGCGACGCGAACGTGTCCAACATCCTGAGCAAATTGAGCGACGCCCAGCTGGAGCAGGCCAAGCAGTCTGCTATGGAGCGCGAAGACATAAATCAAGTCAACATGATTGTGGCTGAGCAGCAAGAGCGAGCACAGACACGTAGCGGCATCTCCGCCGCTGCACCCGGGCAAGGTGGTATCGCCAGTGCAGCTTCTGACGAAATGATGGACCGCATGCTACCGACTGAAGCAAGCATGGCCCGTGGCGGCATCGTGGCGTTTGCCGGTGGTGGTGCACCCGATATTACGACCATGACCCCAGCAGAAGCTAAAGAGTACGCTCAGCGACTGTTGCAACGACGTAACGCTACGGAGGCATTTTCAGGAGCGGCTCCAGAAACCTCATCGTCTTCAAAGACCCCAGCGGGCCGTAGCTACACTAGCGGTCTAAGAGGTGCCGCGCTAAAAGGTGCTGGCCCACTTGCGCTGTTGGCCACTCAACTGTTTGGTATCTCTGATCAAGAGAAGCAAACACTGGCTAAAAACGACCCCGAGTACGCAGCGGAGCTAGAAGCCGAGGCTGAAAGAGAACGTGCAAAATCAGCCAAAACTGAAGTAGCCCCGGCTCCAAAAGGTGGGGGCTTGGCAGACACCCCCGAAGCTAAACAGCCAGCGGTCATGCCACCCGATATTGGTGCCAGACGCGAGAGGCCAGCAGCGGCTACAGCAGGCGCACCCACAGGTGGCAGAGACCTCATGCAGCTGTATGAGGATACCCTTAACCGGGTGAAAAAGTCAGATAAGGGTGACCCGTACGCAGCGCAGACCAAAGAGATAGGCGATTTACTCATCAAGCAAACAGAAGACGATAAAGCAGCAATTTTGGAAAATCAGGCTAAGTCCGCTAAGGTTTATGACGAGCGCGACAAACGCCTTGTTGCGCGGAAAGCCGACATCGCCAAGCGCGAAGACAAGAATCTTGGTCTAGCTCTTTTTGCGGGGGGTATGACCGCTTTCTCTACACCCGGCAGTTTTGCTAAAGCAATCGGTAAAGGCGCACTTGTAGGCACTGAGAAATTTGCTTCGGGTTTTGAGAAAATTCAAACCGCCAAAGACCTTCTTGACAAGGCAATGGATGACCTTGAGGATTTGCGCCTAAACCGCAGCGATATGTCTGCCAAAGAAATACGATTAGCCAACAGCAACATATCCGCTGCTAAGATAAAAGCCAAAGAGCTCACGATTGCGGGCCTCAAAGAAGCTGGTGCTAAGACTGACGCAAAAGCCAAAACAATTTACGACGCTACGATTAGGCAAGATGCGGCTCGTGAAGCTAGCGCCGCTGCTGATCGCCGTGCTGATATTGCAGCAAACAGGCTGGACGCGACAGAGCGTTCAATGAAAGAACTTGGAGATATTGGCTCTGGCAAAGCTTCGTATATGGGCAAAACTGGCGCAGCGGGTGTGCAGGCGTACAGAGAAAACCGGGCCGCAGCCCTTGGCGCTCGTTACGAAGGCCCGAAAAAGGCAGCTGCATACAGCCCGGGCGATAAAAAACTTCATGAAAGTTTAGGGGAACAAATAGCTATGCAGGTGCAACAGGGGGGCACTGACGCAGCAAGTGTGGCTAGGTTAAACCGCTTGCGGGCTGAGAAAGACGCTATTGAGCGAAAGTACGCCGGGGCTGCTTCAGGGAGCAAATTACCTACGTCTGTTTCTGTGGGTGAGCAAACTTATGCGCGACCTGCTAACTTTACTGATGCACAATGGAGTGAATACGTACAATCCGTAGGAGCCTAAATAATGAGTCCTGAAGAGTGGCTAGCCAAACAACCGGCGGGGAAAAAAGCCCCTCTTGCTCTAAGCCCCGAAGAATGGCTCGCTCAACAGAATGAGGAGCCAAAAGGCGAGTCCGGGTTCATTCCGTCCATCAAACGTGGCGCACGCGGCGTCGCGTCCCTTGCCACCGACATTCTCCCTGCTATGGTGGGCAAAGCCACCGGGAATGAAGAGTACGCCCAGAAACAGCTGAAAGAAGCTGCTGCGTACCAGAAAGAAACTGCACGCCTGTACCCCGCCGAGATTGAATCCTACAAGGACATCAAGGGTGTTGGCGATGCGCTGACCTACGTTAAAGAGGCCATCGGCGAGGCGATCCCTTCGCTTATCCCAAGTTTGGTTACGGGTGGAGCTGCCGGTATCGCCGCACGCGGGGCTACAGCCGCAGCTATGCAAGCCGCCGAACGAGTGGCCGCGCAAGAAATAGCACGCGCTTCCGCCCAAAGAGTGCTTACCAAGGAAGCCTTGGACGGTATCAGAGATACAGCCATCAGCGCCGGTGCCAGAGAAGCCCAGAAGATCGCGCTCAAGTACCAAGCCGTTGGCGCAGTGGCGGGTTCCGCCGCGCAGAACATTCCTGACGTTTATCAGAACATCTACGAAGCCACGGGTCAGGAAGACCTTGGCGCAGCGATTGCGTTTGGTGGATTCAATGCTGCGCTGGACGCAATCCTGCCTGTCAATCTGCTACGTAAATTTACCAAGACAGGTATCAGCCCCGAAGAAGTGGCCGCTGCTTGGTACAAACGCGCTGGCAAGGGAGCCGCAAAAGGGTTTGTAACCGAGGGTGGTACTGAAGCGTTGCAGGAAGTTTCATCCGCCGCCGCTGAAAAGTTTGTGGACGAGAACCAAGAGTTTTTCTCCGAGAAGAACTTTGAGCGGTTCATCAACAGTGGCTTGAAGGGTGGCTTTGGTGGCGCAGGTATAACCGCTGCCACCGACGTGGCGTTTGGCAAAGGACCAGTGGCGCGACCAAGAGCCACGGGTCAAACAACCTCAGACACGCTTGCAGGAGACGAAGATGTTGCAGGAATTAACGAACCAGCAGGTGGAGAAAGCACTGGAGTGGCTGGCGAGCCCGGAGCTGAACGGCCCCCCGGAGGACTTGGTGGCGCTAAATCAGATAGAGTGGTACCTACTGAACAGGCTGCTGGACGACTTGATGACAGAGAAGAGCAGTCTGCCGCTGCACTGACAGCGTTTGACGATTTTAATCGTCAGTACAACGACCTCAGACAAGAGGCTAACGAGATATACACCTCGCCTACCCGGACGCCGGGTGACGTGAATCGCTTGCGGATGATAAACCGCGACCTAGCCAGTGTTATCGACGCCAACACCAATCTCATTGGCGACGCTGAACTTGCAAGAAGAATGAAGAACTCAAGCTTCGATGCAAGCCGAGAGCTAAGTGCCATTCGGTTCTCGATGGACGTTGGGTCCGCCTCACAGCCACGCGCTATGCAGAGCACTTTGTTTGGTGCGGACCCTGTAGCGGTCAGCGATATGCTGCGTATTAGCTTGGACAAGACCCGCCAAGACCCAGCGGCGGCGATCAAAATACTTGAAACTGATCTTGCCAACAGAGCCGCAGAACAAGCAAAGGGGCTGCACGATTCTACGTGGGCAACTAAAGTTTCCAAGCGTTTTGGCTTACGGCTTGGCGACGTAAACACACCAGAGAAAATTAAAGCGCTGTCAGAGTTGTTCATGGACAACGAGGTCCGAAACACCAAGGCTGCTATAGCCAAACTCCAAGATCGAGTGAGCCAGCCTCGTGCTATGCAGAGTAGGATGTTTGACGATAAGTCCTCCCAAGAGTCACAGGTAGGCACTGACAAACCGGAAAGTCTGACGGACGTTTTTAGAACTACGAACGATGTAGAGCGGAGTGAACTTAGCTTAGAAAACCAAGCTAAGTTTGATGCGTATCGTGAACGGCAAGCAAGAAGCGCCGAGATTGAGTCGCGCCAGTCTAAAGACAAATCGGTGGCAGGGGCTTCAATCACACCTGAAGAGTTTGTCAACATAGCCACCGCAAAAAAACAGGAATTGGAAAAACAACTTGCTGAGTCGCAACAAGAAGTGGCAAGGCTCCAAGAACTCTTTACCTACGTACGTGCTCAGGGTCCTAATTACCCTCTTACCCTAGTAACCAGACGTACGGCTCGCGGCCCGGAAAGAGTGGATTTGGTCAAGGCAATTGACGAAGAAACCAAAATCCTCAAGCGTATTGAGACTGACATAGCGGGCGTGAATCAACAGATTTCCGACGCTCAATCTAGGTTGGGTACACCACAGATTCAGCCTGTACAGCGTACCACTCCGGTAGCCCAAGACCTGCCCGGCATGGAAACTGGCGAGCGTAGACGCAGAAAAGCGTTGCCCGTTTCCACAGAAACCGAAACAGCTCTAAACGAAGAAAAGCTCGCCGAGAGACTACAACTTTTACAAAACCGCAGAGCCGAACGAGACGCCAAGCGAGAAGAGTTTGGTGCGGCCTTTGAAGATGAAACTGCTGCCGACGAAGCTGAGCTTTCTGTTGAGCCTTTCACAGACAAAAAAGTTGAGCCTGTTACAGACGAAGCAGTTGAGGCCAGCGAGAAAGAAGAATTAGCAAATCTGCAAGCGGAGCGCATTGCCAAAACAGTAGAGGGTAGGCAGATAGTCGATTTCTTTGACGCTATTAAGTCATCGTCTACCAAAGAATCTGAACAGGAAAAGCACGGCCAACCAAAAAGGTCCGCGCTGCGAAAATTGTTGTCGTTCGATATCGTCAAACCCGGCGAGACAACTACACCCGCCGTGCAAGCTGCGTTACGCTTTCTGGCTAACCGCATGGGTGGTGTGGAGTCTTTTGAAGAACTACTATCAAAATTAAAAACGACGCCCGCCGAACTTCAACCGGGCGTGTTTAAGCGTGATGGTTTACCAGACCTGACCACGCGCCGGGGCATGGAGGACCTTAGCTCCCAAATAGACGACTACATCAGCAGCCTGACCGGAAAAGGTACAGGCATCCGTATGTCTACGAAGTCAATGGCGGCTTCGGTCACGGGTGAATTTAGAGGTGTAATGCCCTACACCGAAGAAATAAAACAGTTTGCAGATGAGGCTCTTGAGTACGCGCCGTTTCAGCAAACCGGCGAGCCTCGCCAGCCAGACCAGCGCCAGACAGAAACAGTATATGCGTTATCTGACACCAAAATAAGGTCGGCTAGACGTATTTTGTTAGAGCTAATCCGCGAAAAAGTAAAGCTGTCTCGCGGCGCTAAAGCCGCCGCTGCGTACATATTTAACCCCAATCGCGACTCTTTTGGAGAAGCGCTACGCGACGTGGCTTTTGACGTCGCCATGTTTGAAGTTAACCCCAAAGCTTACCCGGCTAATGGGGTATATAGTGGTGAAGGCGGCGCGTACGCAAAAGATTTTCAAGCTTGGATTGTGCAGAACTTAGACGTTGGCACAGCTGGGATTTTGGACGACATGATCAAAGTCTACAAAAACAACGTCGCAAGCAGCACTAAAGCTAAACAATTTGAAAAAGCCTACACAGCTGCTAATAAACAGGCGGAGGAGCGCCGCCAGAAAGCGGAAAAATTCTACGGTAGGAATATCCCGGCTGCGCCAAAGAAATCTCGTGAGAAACTTGGAGAGACAGAAACTACTGAACAGAGTGGATACGAAGAGCCAAAGATTCCTGCAAAGAACCTGCCGCGTGAGCAGGTGTTGTACGACGTGTACCCATCAATTGCTGACGCAATCAAGGCGGGCGACACGCGACGTGCACTGGAGTTGATGGCACAGTCAAAAACTGACAAGTACTACGCTCTGCTGGCGCAACGTCTACTTGACGCCAACATCACCGCCAAGATAGAGATGATCGGCACAGACGAGATGTCTCCGTTGTCTCCTGAGCCCGGCATTTCCGACACACTGGATGGTTACCTGACCGCGCTCCGAGATGTGGTGATCACCACTCTGCCGAAGGGTAAGCAAGCTAAGCTGGTGCGTCAGTTGGAGTCTAAGAAACTGCGCGACGTCATAGATGCGTTTGAGGAACTGAGCAGCAGCTCTGGCAATTTTACGGATGGGCAACACCAACTGTTGGCCGACACAACAAAGTTTTTCAACGAGCAGTACTTCTGGGACGGCAAGTACAACCCTGCCACAGACAAAATCTCTGTGCGTATTGGGCGACTGACCAACCACATGTTCATGCACGAAGCTCTGCATGCAGCAACGGATCACTTGATCTCACGCCCAGACGAGTTAACAGGTGTCCGTCGGCAGGGGTACGACCGGCTCGTTGAATTGTTTGAGTACTCTAAGGGCACGTTGGCTCTTAAAGGGCTGACAGACTCCACCATTTATGGCCTGAAAAACTTGCATGAGTTTGTGTCTGAAGCAATGACCAACCCGGAGTTTCAGGCTACGCTGCGGGCCATTCGGTACAAAGCTTCACCGTACTCGTTAATGAGCCGGTTTGCAGACGGCATACGCAAGCTTTTCAATATTGTGGACCCCACTGAAAGCAACGTCCTCAACGAAGTTATCTTCTCTACTGACATCATGATGATGGGCGGAAGCGCGGGTAGGGAGTCGCTGACCAGTACGCCAAGAGCGATGGCAGGTAAACGTAAACCTATACTGCCACAAGGCAAGCGGGCGCTGCCCGTAGGTCGGCCAGACTCTAAGACCGCCATCAGCAACATGATGTCGTCTCGCTCGTGGGGCGAAGTGAAATCGCAGTGGCCAGTTTTTTACTCTAACCTAGCGGCCAAGCTACGACCAATTGCTCTAGGCGGGTTGACGTTGCGCCAACTTGGTGATCTGGTTGACAACCGTATTCCACAAGTTGATAACTTCATCAGAGTTTCCGATGAGTATTTGTCCCGCAAAAACCAAATGCTCAATGAGTCTGGTGACATAACCAAGCGTTGGACACGCTTGCAAGTAGCAAACCCCGACATGTCACGCAAGCTAGGCGCAGTCATGTTTCGGGCTACGTTAGCCGAACTTGACCCGGACAGAGCCACGATACAGCAGGGCAAAGAAAACGTAGAGCTGATGACGCAGTGGAACCAGCTTGACGACAAGGCTAAGGGAATTTATCGCGAAGTGCGTAATTACTACGAGAAGCGTTTTAGTGAGTACAAGCGCACGCTGAACAATCGCGTCGAACTGATGAAGAAGTACGGTGTTTCTGAAGCAACGATTAGCAAAATTCGTAAAGAATTTGAGCAAGACATTCGTAAAGGACCCTACTTCCCGCTCATGCGCTATGGGCGGTTCTGGTATCAGGTTGGCAAGGGGAACAACCGCGAATATTACATGTTTGAGACACTTGGTGAAAAACAAGCGCACTTAACGGAGCGGCTTGAGCGTAACCCAGAATTAAACAACGACGACTTTTTAGACGGTAGCCAATACCAAACTCAGATGGACTCGCACGCTAGAGAATCAACGTTCCTCAAGGCTGCGTTTGATGCTATAGATTCCACGGACAACATGGGCGACAAGCAAAGTTTGAAAGACGAGTTGTATCAAACGTGGTTAGCCAACCTACCGGAGACAAGTTTCCGTAACAGGTTCATTCACCGTAAAGCTGTTGAGGGTTTTTCGCAAGACGCACTGCGTAATTTCTCGTCATCGTCATTCCACATGGCGTACCAGATGTCGCGCTTTGAGCATTCGCCTGAGTTGTTTTCGCAAATTACTGCCGCTCGCTCTCAGCTAAAAGAACGTAGGGACGACGAAGATAGAGCCAACTTGGAAGTTATGCGAGAGAACAACGAGCTGAGCGACTACGTTCAAGAACTTAATGGGCGTATGGAAAAAATCCTCAACCCCGAGGATGTTGGTCCAGTTGTGTCTCTGCTGTCAAATGTTGGATTTATCTACTACCTCACGTCTGTTGCATCTGCTGCAACCAACGTATTGGGCGGTATGATTATCGGTCTACCAACATTGATTAGCCACCAGATACGCATGAACCCAAACATGTCGTACACCGCCGCAACAATGGCGTCGCTAGGGCAGATGAAAAACGCAGCTATGCAAATTATGGCGACGGGATTCTCAGTAGACCGAGGCCCACGCTTGCGTGACAGCTACGTCCTGTTCCCATCGCTTGACCGTTCCAGCAGTTTGAGCAAGATAGAACGCGACGCATATAACAAATTTGTAGCCGACGGTGTCATAGATATCACTGCCGCCTATGACCAGTCCGGACTTGCGTCTGCTCCGACCGCAAATTACGGTGGCACAGGCCATAGGGCCATGCAAGCTGTAGCCGCGTTGTTTCACAACGCTGAGCGGTTTAACCGAGAAGTGGTTGCCATGTCTGCGTTCCGTGCGGGTATGGCAAAACGCGCTGGGGAGAAAGACCAGAAGCAAGCATTTATAGACTCAATTGCCGATGCAAAAAATGTAACCACCCAGTCGATGTTTGACTACTCGTCGGTTAACAAGCCCCGCTATATGCAGTCTCCTGCGGCCCGTGTGATCTTGCAATTTAAGCAGTTCCCCCAGCAGATGACCTTCTATTTGGTTCGTAACTTACAGCATTCGCTGGTTGGCGCAACACCGGAAGTCAAGCGCGAGGCACGAGCCCGGTTCGTAGGAACGATGGGCATGACCGCCATATTTGCTGGCTCAACAGGTTTGTGGGGATTCTCCACAGTCGCCGCAATTGTCAACGCCGTGATAAACGGTCTTGGGGATGACGACGAAGAACCGTTTGACTTTGAGCTTGAGTACATGAACTGGGCGTCTGAGACGTTTGGTAAAAACCTTGGTATGTTTTTGACACGCGGAGCGGGCAACGCTGCCGGTGCTGACTTACACAGCCGGGTTTCTCTTGACGACATGTGGTTCCGTGACGGTCGTAAAAACACCGACGAAGCCGAAGCCCTGCAAGAATTCTTGGTCAGCATGCTTGGCCCTACTGTTGGCATCGCGGTCAATGCGGCTCGTGCAGTTGACCTGTTCAACCAAGGCCACGCAGATCGGGCAATAGAAACGGTATCGCCCGGCTTTATCAAGCAGCCGTTGGTTGCCGCCCGTTACGCCCGCGAAGGTGCAAACACGCTGAAAGGTGATCCACTGGTGCAGGATGTTGGCCCTATGGACTTGCTCATGCAGTCTCTTGGGTTCCGACCCACTGAAATCGCTGAGCTTCAGTATTACAACATTACGAAGAAGGGTCAGGAGCAGGCGATCTTGAAGGAGCGCCAGAACCTGTTAAACCTCTTTGGCATATCGTTCATGGCGAATGATGCGGACGCCAACGAAAAAGCGTTTGAGAAGATCATGAAGTTCAACGCCAAGTACCCGTCAAAAAATATCCCCATGAAGAGCCTTACAAAGTCTATCAAGGAGCGGGCAACAAAATCAGCTATGGCACGACATGGTCTGCACATTGATAAGAAGCTGCAAGGTCTTATCAACGAGACCTACATCGACAGGTTGACCGAGGACGAGGAATAAAAGAAGCCCCGCTTTTTAGGGCGGGGCTTGAAGTTCCAACCAAGGAGGACTACAACAACTGCGAAGTTGCGCCTGAATTGTACTTGCGAATTCGCCAGACGCGCAAGCCCCGTATCCCATCCTCGATTACGACTTTTATCGTAACGGCGTACCCAAGCCGGGCCATTTTCCGTTCCAAGTATTCCCGTGCCGCAGCATCACGCAGACACGGGACAAAGAAGGAACTCCCCACGGTGAATTCCATCCAGTTGACTGAATAGTAGACCCCGTCAACGAGCATTGCGCGGAGTAGGCGCGGGTGGGGTGGGGGCGCTGATACCCAACAAGTCCGCATCAAACTCAAGTGCAACGACCGGCGGCGCGTTGATCTCCGTGCCCACATCCAGCTTGGCGCGAACCTCGCCAATAAACGCACCCGTATTGTTGAGTGCAGCGAGCAGTTCGGTGAAGGTGACTTGCTTCTCAACGCAGTACTGTTTGAGTTCTTGCCGGATGATGAACATGCGCTTGGTATCGGGCTCGTACCGGATAACGAGTGGGCCACGCGGCAGCAAGATCGGGGCAGCTGCAATGTTGTTGCGGCTCGTGCTGTGCTTATTGACCACCAGAATGTTGGTGTTGTGCTTGAGCATGAACTCGCCCAAGACGGTAGCGTAGTCGTCGAAGGTCAAGCGCACGGTGTCCTGCATTACCTTGACTTCTTCCACAGCCCAATCAAACACCCGCTTGCAGTCGATGTTGTGTATCCCCAGCCTGTGAGCAACCATGCCGCCATAGATGTTGGACCCAACCATAGCCGACCAGAACCGCTCACGGCTTTCAATCTTCACGGCGCTGTCAAACCTGTTCTGCACTTTCAGGGTCTGGTCGATGATCTCTTCCAAGTTGTTCACCATAAACTGAGCGTAGGGTAAACCCGCGTGGCCATAGTTGCTCTGCAACCTGCCGAAAATACGCTTGGCCTCGTTCTTGTCTAGGTTGTTGGTCGGTTCAATCTTGTACTGCATCAGCCGCATGAGCTCGCCCTCAGAGGTGGACTTCATGGCTTCCAGCTTATCGGTCATGCTGGCGTTGGAAGTGCAGACCATCATGGTGGCCCAGAATCCTTGAGACTCACGCTCCTCATTGACAGAGGCTTTCATGCGCCGACGGGGCGCACCTTGGGTAACGCTGTAGGCCAGATCGGAGAAGTCATCGCCGCTCATCTTGGTGATCTCGTCCACACCCAACGCCAAGTTGTTCATCACAGCCATGCGGTGCAGCTTCACGTTGAGCGTGTCGCGCCATTGGAGCATCAACTCATCGGGGTGACCCCAGACGCTGTTCATGACTTGCAGGATTGTGGACTTGCCAGTGCCCGATCTATTGTTGATCAGGTTGATAATACCGCCCTTGACGCCCGTGAACTTGAGCAACGGCGCACCAAACGCGGAGAACACCGCGAACGCATGCGGCTCAAAGCCCGGTTTGTTGTACACGTTGATGATCTCTTTCCACTCGTCCAGCGTACCTATCGGGTGCATCGCAGAAGCCACCTCACGGGTAGCCTTGGACGGCGGGCTGTATCGAACAAAACTAGGACCGACTTCTTTGTCCCCCACAATAAACCGACTGTCACCATCGGCCCAACCAAATTGCACTCGCATCATCTCTAACTCCTGTGTAACCTGCATGCCCTTGGCGCACGCAACCAAATAGGCCAAAATTAAAAACATCTGATTAGGAAGGGCTATCACGCCGTGGAAGGACAGAACTTTGCGTAGCTCCTCCTTGCTCAGTGCGTCTACCAGTGTCAGCGCAAACTCTTTGACGTCGTCGCGTGGTAGAGCCAGCCGAATCAAAACAGTCTCACCATTAGATGGGTCGTACAAACGCTTCATCAAGAACAGGTCGTACTCGTATACGGTTAGCACCTTGTTGTCTTCGTCGTCTTCTAGCTCTTTGCCGTTTTCATCCTTGTCGCCCTTCTTGGTTGTTTTGTAGATACCGCCGTTCTTGCCACGGAAGTAACCATACGGTAGCGTTGGAACTACAAAAGCAGGCTCGGCTACCGCGAATTCAGCCTGCTCGATGACCTCCCCCGGCTCGGACCTCGCGATCTCGTGACCAAGCACTATGGGTGATTTGATCTTGCCGTTGTGCGGGCAGTTGCCACATACCCCCGGCGCGAAGTTGTCAAACGTCTCGCAGGTGTACGGCCCTTTGATCGTTGCGGCCTTGCGCTCGGTGTCACCGGCGTCGTACTTTGGGTGCTTGCTGGAGATGAAGTGAATGGCCTTCTCTCGGTCAACGCAGTGCTGAGCAATAGATAGCCCCGCCCGCCAAAGAGGTTCTTCGGCCACAGCTTGATTGGTGATGATGAGCTTCAACTGCTCGCAGCCGGTACCTTTGACGGTTCTCTCAACGATGGTCTTGAACCGCGACTGCTTGTTGCCCATCAGAGCTTTGGTGAAGCCGTCGAGTGGACGCGGTGTAAAGGTCGGCTTCCTAGGAACCAGTGGGCCAAGGTGTGAAACGAACTCGTCGTAGCTTATAGGTTCAGCCGTATGCAGGAGGACCACATCGTGCGCTGGCTCGTCTTTAAAATTCTTGGTGCCCGGAATCCGCAGCACTCGTGCGGCATCGGCAGGGACGTTCTGGTCTATGTGAAAGCCACTGCTCAGACAGACGGTCTTGAAAGTAACGGCAGCGTCGAGCCACTTCTCTCTATCAACCGGCTCGGTCAGCGGCCAGTAGACATGCCAGCCACGGCCAGAGTTGACGATGGTCGGCTTGGGTAGGCTCAGTGTTTTGCACAGCTGCTTGAGCGCCGCCATGCCCGCTGGTTGGTCTATGTATCCGTTAACGCGACCTGCCGCGTCAGGAATAACTTTCGATTCGCCGCAGTCGATGTCCAGAAAGAACGCTTGCATCTCGCCGCAGTTGAGTGCGGTGCGGTCTTCGTCTGTCTTGAACTTACCCAGTGCAAAGAAAGCATCGCAGCCCCTTGCAACCAAAGACTCTGCGTGTTCTTGTACTTCGTCCAGAGTCTTGAAAAAGAGTTGGGACTTTGATTTGCCCAACCCGAGAACGCAGTACCAACCATCTGTATGGGGTACTACGCTTCGCAATAGTGAGATGTCCGCCATAACCATCCAATAGCACGTCAATAAAATGGGGGGTGACGGGGGCTGACGGATACCCCGTTCGCTCCGTCGAGCTAGTCACCCCCAAACCGTTACAAAACAGAGAACAGCTGGCTGATCTTTGCGGCCTGTGTTGGGCTTGGCTCGTGCTTGCCAAGGAACCAGTTGTAGACCGACTGCCGACTGACGCCCAACTTCTCTACGACCTCGATCACAGAGATGTTGGAGTCAATACAGTACCGCCCAAACCGTACGCCGAACCTCTTTTTAGAGGCTTTGCGGTTCCCGTGCAGCAGCCGTAGTGAATATCCGACCATTAGTCGTCACCCCATTCATCAACCAGAGTGCCCAGACCAGAGTCCTTCTTGGGCGCTGGCTCTGGCGCAGCCTTGGCCTTGGTGGCAGGTGCAGGCGCATCAGCTTTGATCTTCGCGGCGGCAGAACCAGCAGGCGCTACGAGCCGTGGCATTGCAGGCACAGCCGTTGCGGCGGTGTCACGCTTCTTGAAGTTGAGCTTGCCTGCTGCGACTGCGGCAGGTGCTGCACCCTGCTCAACGATTGTGTCGTAGGTGTCAGAGTCAAGGAACTCCACGTTGCTGAAGAACAGCTTGGGCACATCTGCGTCAGAGTCCAGTGTCAGGCGGGTGGTCAACATGTTGAGGTTGAACCCAGAGCTACCGACAAAACGGGCGTATTGCAGGAAAGGCATGTGCTCCATGTCGCCAGAGCCAAACAAAGACATCGCTGGAATCACCAGTTGGAAGATGTCGCCAGACGGATTGTTGGCCAACACAACAGCAACGCGCTGAGAGAACCGGCACTTGGTCTTGGTGCCGCCCGCTGAACCCTTGACAGCGTTCGGGCACTCCTTGCAGTTACCGTGCTGTGGGTTTTCTACTTCGGCGTCGGGGCGCTCACCATCGCTGGACCAGCAATCAGGTGGCGCGGTTTCTTCTGCGCTGTATGTACCAGCGTGGAAAGTTTTCTGCACGGTGGTGGAGCCATTCACAATCACCACATCGAGATGCGGGTCAGTGTTCTTGGCAATCTCCTTGCCGCCGTCAACCAGCCGGAAGACTTTGCCTCGCAGGGAGATGCGCTTAGTGCTGCTACCAGACGCGGTAAATGCTTGGGTGAAGTTATCAAGCTTCACGTTCTGCAAGTGGGAGGGCATGTTGCCCTTAAAAGTTTGAATATTCGCCATCGTCATTCTCCTTGGTTTTTGCGGCGTACCGTCACCGCATATTTGCTATCAACATTCATCCCGGCAGGGTACTCGTCGGGGTGTTCTTCTAAAAAGTCTTTCATGTTTCCGTTGTGGACGCGCTTCTCAAGCAAACCATAAGCATCGTGCTTCTTGATAAGCTCATAGACTGCGGGCCAGTTGGATGGCATGTAGCGTTTGCGAACAGTGCGAATGATCACCGCTGAATTGGTGCTCATGCTGTTGCTGTTTGAGGCGTTAAGTGTGTCGAGCAGTTGTGTCTCGACCTCTGCCATAGCTTTCTCAAGCTCTGCGTCTTCAGCGGTAAACCGCTCTTTAAGAAGCTCGCGCTTCTGGCGAAGGCGTAAATACTGCTGGGACAGTTCGTCCATATCGTTCATCGCATCTCCTTGGTTGAGAGGGTTCTTATTGTAGTGGTATTTTAGACTTTGTCAAGTCTCTACCAACTCTTTTTTGTAGAGATCAATCAACTTTTCGTGGTTGTTGATGTTGCCTTGCAGCATGCTGTATAGACGGTTCTCGACTGGACTGCCTTGGATATGCACAATCGTCATCGGGTTGCGTTGGCCGGGCCGATCAATACGAGCGTTGGCTTGCAAGTACGTCTCTGTGGACGTAACAGGAGAGTACCAGATGATCACGTTCGCGGCTGTTAGGGTAACCCCGTGGGCCGCAGCAGATGGCTGCACTACAAGCACTCGCGGGTTCGGCTGCTCTTGGAACCGCTTGAAAATCTCCGTGCGATTACGCACAGACACGTCCCCGTGAATGACTTCGTTCGTGATGCCCGCCTTGGTCAGATGATTGTGCAGCATCTCAATCGTATGACGAAACGGTACAAACACAATCACTTTGTGGCTGGCTTCGTCAATGACTTCCTCCACCACCTTCAGCCGTGACGACACATCAAAGTGAACCACGGTGCCGGTGTCAGCGTACACTGCGCCACCAGAAATCTGGAGCAGCTTGCTCATCTTGGCCGCTGCGTTCACTGCGCTGACCTCCTCGCCGTTGCTCTCCAGCAGCAGTTGGTCCTTGAGCTCCTTGTAATACTTGCGCTGGTCTGCTGACAAGGGGGCCATGCGTGTGACGTGCGTTACAGCTGGTAAGTCCAAGCACTCGGCCTTGGTGAACCGAATCGCTGGCTGCAACATCTCAAACACAATCTTCTCGGCTTCGGGGCGCGGCTCCCAACGATACATGCCGAACTGCTGCATGACAGACTCGCGGTAGTCCCCGTAGAAACGCGGTGCCCGCGACGGTACGCACAGCTTGCCAAGCCCGTAGGCGTCGAGCGGCGACTGAGCGGCGGGTGTACCAGTTAGCAGCCACAGCCACGAGTCTTCACGCACGAGCTTACGCATCAACTTCCAGCGCTGTGTCTGCACGTTCTTGTAGGCGTTGGCCTCGTCTATCACCACAAGGTCGAACATGTTCTTGTCGAGCATGGACGCCGCGATAGCCGGGATGCCGTCATAGTTGATGACCACAAACTCTGCCGCGCTGCGAGCGATCTTGTTACGCTTGTCAGCGGAACCGTACGCTACGTCCACGGTACGATGCACTGCGAACTTGAACAAGTCCTGCTGCCATGCCGACTGCATGATCGACAACGGACACACAATCAGAACCCGCTTGATAGCGCCGATGCTCATCAGGTAGTCTGCCGCCCAAATAACTGACGCGGTCTTGCCCGTGCCCTGTTCGTTAAAACAGAACGCCCGCTTACGCAGTGAAAGAAAAGAGGCCGTTTCTTTCTGGTGATCGAACGGGGTAAGCGCCATAGGTCGCGGCCACTTGTAGTCGCGGATGATAGGTGACGGGACGTTCTTGACATTGAGCTTGCTCAGCGTCAGGGCTTCCTTAAAACCCCAGTTCACAGACACCTCGTACCGGCCATCCCCGTAGTTGTTGACTATCTTGCTCTCAGGGATGGTCTCGGTGATACGGGCGGGGAACTTGGTCTTGATGACCAGCGTACGACCTGCTAGGACTTGCATTACTTCATCGACCCATCTGAGTTGCGTTTGAACGAACGGTTTTTAGACGGTGACTCAAGCCGCACTCCGTCAGCATTGCTGCCGCCCTTGCTGAGAGCTTTAACGTGTGCGACATCCTTGCCCGCCCGGTCTACACCCTTGGCGTCCAGCTTGCGCCGCGCCTTCTGGCGCTCCAGCTTGTTGGGGATGTCCCCACGGTCAAGCTGCTGCTGGTACTCTTTTTTGTAGGGGCGGGGTTTATTTACGTATGCCATTTTTCTGCTCCTTCATGAGTAGGATTACATTGGTGAGAATGCGGGCCTCCGCTACCAGCGCAACAGCCTTGACTAAGGCGGCGTCATAGTCGTTTTCCAACAGGTCATTGTGCATGTGTTGAAGACATTTTTCAACCCGCATCATAGGCAGCGCGTAGTCATCAATGTCAGTTTTTTCGGTGGTCATAGGTTATCCTTTTGCTTTACTGTAAACGGTGAATTGCTTGGGCTTCAGTGCGATCAGGGCTTCTGTCTTGTTGGTGAACGCCAGAGTTCCATAGAGTGGGTCTCGTTCACGCACCCGCTCAACGGTCTTGGTTGACATTGTGCTGCGCTCGTAGCTAGCATCGTACGGTGATGGCTTCTCGCCTCTGCGTGTGGCCTCTTCTACGACGTAGCGTTTCCACTCAAATGCGTTGGCGGGTGATTTAGGTTTAAGGTCTTTCAAAACAAAACATCCTTTGGTGGGGTCATAACGGGATAGGGCTGCTGTCATTTGTTTCCTTGGTTTTAAATGGGCGTCCGCGCTTCTTTGGTGGCGCGACTCGCTCCTCAGTTGTAAATGTGTGGTTGTTGGCGCATCTCCTTCTGCGCTCTACAAAGCCACCCAAGTTCTTTGTCTGTTCGACTGTCGTCCACTCGTTACAGGTTGGGCATTTCAAGTGTTCTTCTCCTTGGTTCAGGGTCACGCCAGATGTCCGGTGTTGCCCATGCAAACAGGCAGTGCCACATAGTTGCGGATTTATTCCCAAATAGGTCGTAAAACCGTTTGGCCATGTCAAGCTGGTTCTCACGCTCTTGCAGCCACCATTCATGTGCGGTTGTTGGCCTCATTCCTTGTTCCTCCAGATGCGGACGGCTCGTATGATTGAGTACCACAGACTCCGCTGCATAAGCTGCTGTTTTAAACGCTCGTTCTCCAGCATCAACTCACTGTTATGCGTGGACATCAGGTTCCATGCTTTTTGTATGTCTTCCTGTTTCATGTGTTCTTCTCTTTGAGTTTGGCTTCAATGGCTCGGGCAAAGTCAATGCGGTGTTGTTCAAACATTAGATGCGGTAATGGATCTAAGTTGTGAATTTCACCAATCGTCAGCCCTACCCACTTCTCGCAGTTGTTTACGCTTTTAAGCCCCATCGCGTTGGCTACGGCTCGGTCAAGTGCGGCGGTCATGTGTTCTTCTCCTTGAGTTTGGCTTCGATGGCTCGGGCAAAGTCATCAATCTCCCCGCCATAGCAGTTTTGAATTTCATCCTCCGTCAGCCCTACCCACTCTTTGCGTATGAACACTACGCCCTTGGTCTCACGCTCATCATGCATCGGGCATCCGCGCTCGGCGCATCCTTCGTCTAATATCATGTGTTCTTCTCCTCTTCGGGCCACGAGTTGGCATGCAAGACCGCCTCAAGGTGTTTCAGGTTCAGAGGTTCGCCAAACTCCTCTTTGTGCTTGTGCATGATTTGGCCAAGCCAGATTAAACGGTTGAGCGTTTCCTCTACGGACAGACCAAGCATTTCATGCAGCTTCTGTTTGCTCATGTGTTCACCTTTGGGCCGTACGGCGTGTTCAAATTCTCCGCAGAGAACTTTTGTTCCGCAGTCTTGAACGTAAACGTCCAGTCGTTTGCGATTAACTCAAGCCGTTTAATCCCTGCGGCTGCGCCAGCACCCCAAGAGAGAGCAAACCAGTCAGGCCGCTCGCTCCACACACCGCCTACGTTTTGAACCAGTATTCTGTTAGTCACGTGTTCTTCTCCTTGAGCTTGGCTTCAATTGCTTTGCCAAACTCAATCGCACTGTGCGTTATCGTCAGGTGCAATAGCGCGTTGCGCTCCTCATCCGTCAGCCCTACCCACGGCTGCTCAAGATACAAGCCCACGGGCGGACCCAGATCGGCTACTGTCGGCGTTTTAAAAATGGTATGCGGGGCAAGCTCTACATAACGAGCAGCCACATCGAGATACGCTATAGGCATTTTCATGCGTTCAACTCCTTGCTAGGCCACTGCGCCCAAAAAACAGGCACGCCAATAATTTCCTCTTTGCCCGTAACCCGTGTCACAAACTCAAGTGGCGACACCTGAACAGTGTCTGGCTGTGCCAAGGCTTCTTTGATGGCATCAATTGCAACAAAGCCCGCTTCACGCTCGGGGTCAGTCCAGACAAACTTCATGCCGTTTTCCAGCGCCTCCAGCGCCAGCTTCAGTGCTTCTTGTGTCATGTGTTCTCCTGTGGTGGTGTGCATGTGTGAATCGTGGTCAGGTCAGCAGTGCGCTTGCCGCACCTCGGGCAGAAGTTGCGTTCCTCTGGCTGTGCCAAGGCGTCTATCCATTCGCGCACCTGTGCATCGTCAAGCGACAAGCCTCGTTTAGTTGCAAAGTCTTTGATTGCATCTGCTGCTGGCGCTGCGTCATCAGCAGCCGACAAAACAATACGATCTTTGCGCGAGGTAAGGTAGCCCATAAAGTCAAACAATGCACCAGCAATAACAGTGTGCGCCACCGGCTCCTGCTCTGGCTGTGCCAAGGCTTCTTTGATAGCGGCGATTTCTTCGTCAAACTCACCAGCAAACATGGAGTCCTCGTGGTTCATACTTTCAAACCTTTCCAGCGCCTGCTTCAGTGCTTCGTCTTTAGTCATGCTTGTCCCCTTGCTCGGATAACACGGGCAAGAACGTCAACGCCGTACAGGCCGCGCTTTTCGTACCACTCATCACACACCTTCGCACAAGCCTCACGCTCATCAGCACGGGCAAGCTCAGCAAAGCGTTCAAGCTGCTCCTCCTTGTCAAACAACCAAGCATCACCCATAGGTAGTTCGCTAAGAAAGCCACCCGCTTCACACGCCATCTCAATGTTTGTTTTCATATCAGTAAGCTCCAAATCCAAACGCCAGTAAAGAACAGCCCAAGGCAGATCACTGCCAGCACTGTAAAAATAGACCAAAGCATGAATGCTCCAATCCTGTGCCATGTTTCCGGCACGGGGTCGATGTCATCAGGCACTGCCGGATACGGCTTGACCTTGCGGGTTTCTTCGTTCATGCTTTCCTCGCTTTCAGCATTGCGTCTGCCAGTGCGTATGCTTCTTGAGCAATGATTGGGAAATATTCATCCCAGTCCATTTCGTCGCTAACAGTGCCAAACTGGGTTCTTCGATAGGAAATAATAGTTTGCATCGCCTTGGCCGCAAAGTAATCGCGCAGGGTCATGCCGTCATAGAGCGAATTTTCAACGCCGGGATGGCATGGAAACGCTGGCCAACCTGTTTCTGCTGTCATGCTGCCTCCTCAGTCTTGCCCAAGTACGCCTTCAGCCGCTTAACTCGTTGCTTGTTGTAAGTCACCAGCGCTTGGGCGTACTCGACCCCTGATTCAGCCTTCAACAATTCATGCTCGGCGTGCATCAACTCGTGCGTAACGGCTTGTGTCGGCGTCACGGTCTTGAGCATTAACCTCAATTCAGTCCACAGATATTTCCACATGGTGCCCCCTAATCAACTGCGGCTTATGCCCGGCGGGAACGGCATCACGTACCCTGCGTTGGGTAAGAGTTGGCGCGGCTCATTGAAGAACCTACGCTCGGAGACCGTCTTCTCGGTGTGAAACTTCTGCGGAATCGCGTCGTACACATCTTTGATTGTTCGATCTAAAAATTCCATACGCCCCGACGTTGCCGCAGACATCAGCGCGTTTTGCAGATGTATAGGCAGCAGGGTGTGATGTGGGTGTTTTGTCATGTTGTGTCCTTGGTTGGGGGAGGGGGTGGGGGTACTCGCTGCACGGGATTTTGTTTTCTATGTCAAGCGCATACACACACCACATTTTCTGCGCTCAACATAATCCATTAACCTAATCCAGCATCCGCTTTCCCCCCGAAACTTAAACTCTTTTGCCTGTCTGGAGTCTGTCGGCGACCAGCTTGGCGTAGCCCGCGATGTCAACCCAACTATCAGCGTGGTCAGGGTCACCGTTCACGATACGGCCTAGCTTGGCGCAGATCATGTCCAGCGCCTCGGCTTGGTCGTACGCGTACGACTTACCGTGGACGCCAGAGTGCTCACGCAACACATTCTTGAGTTTGTAGGTAACGGCGGCTTGGTCTGCGAACCTGCCGTACGTACTGCCCCGCTGTGCCAGCGTTGCATCAATGCCTACAGGTGTGGCGGCACTGGGTATAGGAGGAATCTCAGGCGGTTTGCGAAGTTCGGCTTCAATGCGGTTAACTGTTTTTTCAATCGCCTTGTTCATGCTTCGCTTGGCCATGTACGCAGTCTGATACGGAACGCCAAACTCGGTGGCGACTTGCGCCACAGTTTGCTCGGGGTTGGCTACCATGTAGCGGCGCATCTTTTCAACGCGGGTAAGTTTCTTAGCCATTATTTAACTCCTTGGTTGTGATCACAGGTTGAAACCGGGCAGTAGCCACGGCAGGTAAAGTTGGGTTTGGGGTTCCATACTTTGTTCTGTACGGACGCCTCCAGCTGCCCAACGTCAGACACCCACGAGACCCACAGATCACTCTGCTGGTCGGCGAGGTATTCGGTCTTCACGAAGTCTTCAGCGAACAGGAACATGAGTCCTGCCTTGACCTTCTTGATGTGAGGAAAATGTTTAAAGATCGCAAGCGACAAAATCTCCAGCTGCTTGAGGTCAGCGTACTTGCTACTCTTGCCGGTCTTGTAGTCAACGGTTAACGCCTTGTCGTCTTGCAGGATGATCAAGTCAGCGATGCCACGCCACCACACGTTCTTGTCAAAGAATCCGCACGGCTCTAAGTTCACAGTCAGGCCAAGCTTGTTCTCGCACAGCTTCTGGCCGGGGATTGCGTTGAGGCTATCGAGTGCGGGTTGTATATCTTTCGCGTATTTCGCTGGAATCGGTTTGCCGGACTCGATGTACTCCTGCGCGATCTTGTGAATCTCGTTGCCGAACGTGAGTGCGTCACTCGGTGCTTCCTTCACATCCTTGGCGATGCGGAGATGGAAGTATTTCTTGGGGCACTGCTGGTACAGCGACAGGTTGCTATAAGACCACGTTACAGGCTTTTCCATTAACAATCTCCATAAGTTAGAGCCATTCCGGACTCACAGTTGAGGGGTAGGCCGGTGGCCCACGAGGGGGAAGTACGCATACAGTTCTCGATGTAGGCTTGCGCCTCCTTACCTTCTTCGATGGGGACCACGCAAGCAATCGCATCGTGCACAGTCAGCACCACACGATAGCGCTTCTCGATCTCAATCATCTGCTCACCGATGATGCAGCGGGCCACGGCTTGGCAAAGGTTCTCGGCTACCTTGCCGCCGTAGATACGGTTAGTCCCGTACCGCGCCTCGTAAGAGTACTGCCCATCATTCGTGCGCTGAAGTCCGGGGTAGTTCAGGTACAAGTTGTTGGGCAGCTTGATGCCCGTGAACGGAGACATCTCCAACAGCTTGACGGCGTCCACATCACCGAGGTCTTTCTGCGTAGCCATAGCAGCGAGCACAAGGTTGAGGTGGTTCCACCATTGGGCGATGCGGACATTGTTCTGGCGATACTGCTTGATGATGTGCTTGCAAGTGTCGAGGTCTACATCCTTGCCCATACCCCGCAGCTGTAGCTGAAACTTAACCGCGCCCATGCCATAGCCCGCACCAAGCACTGTGGTCTTGCCGATGAATCGCTCGGCGTCTGTAATCTCCCCGAACTCCTTGTTGTATATACGCGAGGCCATGTACTTGTACACATCCTGCTTGTCGGCGAACAAATGCAGCACATCATCCTGCCCCGCCAGCCACGCCAGCACACGGGCTTCGATCTGTGACGAGTCGCAGTCAATGATGACATGACCCTTGGGTGCAACGATACAGCGCTTGAGTTTGTTGCCCTGAGCCCCACGGCTCGGCAGGTTTTGCAGGTTGACCGAATCAGCACCACCCCAACGTCCTGTATGTGCAGCATAGAACTTCAGTGGGATGGGTAACTTGTGCTCATGAGTACGGCCCGCGATCTCAATGAACCTTTGCGTCCGTGTCTGCTCCAGCGTTGACTTAGCCCCAAGTCGTGCGGCCACAACCGCTTGTACCCGATCATCCTCATGGTCTAGCAGTGCAGTGAACTCCTCGTCGCTCTTGGCGAACGCGTAGGTTTCTTTCTGCGTAGTTGGGCTGATCTTCATGGGTGGGTACACCCCCATAGACTCCAGCAGTGCGGCGAACTTCTTGTTGCTGTTGAGAACTTCCGGCGTGATGTTGGCCTCGACAAATAGTTTCTGCTTGCGCTCATGCACCTCGACCAAGTGCGAGTTGAGATGGGCCACATCGAGCTCCAGCACAGGGTCGCTGAACATGCGTATGGTGATATCAATGAGCCGCTTCTCCTTGGTAGGGAAGCTGGTGTTTAGTTCCTTGTACAGCGCATAGGTCAAGTCCACATCGTTCTTGCAGTATTCGGCGTATGCCTCCAACAGGGGCGGTGTAAAGTCTGCGCGGCGCAGACCACGAGCGTTCGTTACTTCCGTTCCTTTTTGGCCTAACCCGAAGTGCAACGCCAGCTTCGCCAGCCCGACACTCGCATTGGGGCCAAGCAACGCACGAGCCATAGACAGCGTATCAAGCCACGCTTTTGGGCGGATGCCGTAGCGCCAAGTCAAGATGGCCGCGTCAAACATTGCGTTATGGGCTAACGCGAAGTGGTTGGCCCAATCAAACTGATGCAGCCAGAAAGCTGTGTCCGCGTCACTGCCACTGAACCACTGCGTAGGCTCATCGTTCACCTTGACGGCTACCCCGATGGTCTCAAACTGCTCACCCCGCACATATTCCTCAGTCGTCAGCTTTGACAGACTGAAGTCCTTGTCGTAGTAGGACTCAAAATCCAGAGTGATCATTGGTGCGGATTAAAATTGGCCCGCTGCGCATCATCAGCAGAAGCTGTCAAGACACCGTACTGGTTAAGTGCGTTCTGCAAAGAAGTCGAGTTAAGTTGACGCTCCCACGCATTCTGAGCGGCAGACTGCAAGATGCCGCCTTGCAAAGCGGCGTTTTGTGGGGTGTTGTATATGTTTTGTTTTGCATGGCTGTAGTGGGCCTCCCCATCGACGTTGTTATACACAACAACATTCATAGCGCCTACCAAAGTCTCACGCCTTGCCACCTTCTTGAGAGCTTTGGCTAAAAGTTTGCGCTCGGCAAAATTAAATTTACCGCGATCAAGTAGCCGGTCAGCGGCTTGGTAACTACTATCGTATGTAGAGTCCATCGCGTTAATCTTCTCCAGCAAAGCAAGAGTCTCCTGCGCTGCGAAAGCATATAGAAGTTTCTGTATCATGTAGTGCCCTTAGTAGGTTGAGTGTTGAAGTGACCAATGCAATGTCGTCTTCCCGAATGACTAAAGCAGTGCCGCCCGCTTCGCTGATGCGTTTGAGTTCCCGCTCTTGCAATGCCGTGGTCTGTCCCTTGCCCGCCTTGCACTCTATGCCTACGAACCGGCCTCGATAGCAGACGATGATGTCGGGAATTCCAGAGCGGCCTAAGCCGTTGGCAGAGGGGAAGAAGTAGTACGCACCGGCTTCTTTGAGCAGCGCGACTACTTGCTGTTTGACTTTGCGTTCAGGTGTAAGTGCCACTTTTATGTCCTTGGAGAGTCTACTGTATAGACCCCGTTGGACTGTGTCAAGTTATTTTTTATGAGGGGAAACACCTAGTCCCGAACAAAGCGACACGCAGTCGGATTGTCCAAAAAGTATAGACGAAAAAAGACCCGCACAAGGCGGGCCAAAAACCACAGGGGGGTTGTTTATCTGACTATGAGGAAGTTGTCTGCATCAACTCGGTAGCCAACATCTTTTACCACCTCGTTGTCCTCCATCAGCTGAAGCACAGCCAACTTGTTCTGCCACTCCAATGGCAATGCTTCAAACGGTAGAAGGTCAGGTTGAGACTTTTCCGCTTCTTCCTTTGAGTCAAGCAAAGTGTTGTCAGTAAAGAACGCATACAAACCATCCATCAAGTGGATGGGTATCGTGCCCTGCGGTAACATCCTCATGTGCTGAGCAAGCATGTACTCTGACAGTGCATTCTCAAACTTGCTACTGTGCATCACCTCAGAGAACGATGATAGAAGCCTAGTGTCAGGCGGCTGGTTCCGCAAAAACGCGTTGAGCAGAATCTGTGTGCCTTCCATGCTAGGCAAGAAGTGACCGCGTTGGATAGAGACCTCCAACCTATTGAGAGCGTTTGAGTAACGGTTCTGCACATCCGTAACCGCCTCATACACAACCTTACCCAGCGAGGGACACTTCAGGTAGTTCTTGGCGTGGCGTACCGCTGTGTCCATGTTGGTGGTCTTCGTGATGTTCCCTCGGCGGCTCCTGATATTCTCCGAAGACACCGTCAAGCACCACTTCTTAGTGGGGTCACGCGATACATTACGCTGGATAGACACGACGCCAAGGTGTCTACTGTTCTGCGTAACGCTCATGCGTAAAGCGTACTCGGTATCCTTCGGTGCTTGGCTGTTGTTCTGCATACACCTCGTCGTTGTGTGGTACTGGTCTTTGGCGGGGTCGAATGTGAAAGTCCACTCAGGCCTAGCCAGCGCCACCTTGTCTACGAATTGTTTGAGGGTAGGTTCTAGCAAGATACCTTCGCCTCGTACATCAACATTTGCTAATTGCATATTGGTTCCTTACCAGTTAAATTTGCCAATGATTTCTTGCACACTTGACTTGAGTTCTGCCCGCGCACTGGACAGGTCGCGCAAGTCTTGAGCGTCCACACCCGACAACGCCTTCTCTAGCATGCGTCTTGCTTCTTCGAGCTGGGGGTCATTGGTAACATTGAGTTTGCTCAGCAGCCCGCACAACTCCAACGGCTTGTTGACAATCGAGTCGCGGAAAATGTTGCGATCACCCTTGTCGGTATCCGTCAGGCGATCACTCATGTGAGTCAGCACCGCATGCAGTCTCTCCCACGGTTCACGCATGGCCTCGGCCAGCTTCTCGTTGAACATCTTGTCGTACTGCTCGGCCAAGTCTTCGCGCACCCTGTCCTCACACTGGATACGGAAGTCCCCCTTCTCTGGAACAGGGAGAAAGTTGAACCCGAACTTAAACCGTTTCGGTAAAGACTCAGCATCAGGGAACTCGGTGGCATCGAAGTAGTCGCCCAGCTTGAACGCCTGTGCGCTCACCAGTGTGGGGTATACCTTGACGAAGTCCTCGACCAGCGCATTGAAGTTGGCCTCCATCGTGCCCAGCTGTTCTCGGTACGCAAAGAAGTTAGCCATAGGCAGCAAGCCCACGCCCTTCATCCAAGGCAGAGTCTGCTGTGCATTCCACGCCCTGCACTTGGCCGCATACTTCTCGATCTTCTTGAGATGATCGCTGCCCGCCATGAGGTACTTGTAGACGCTGCCCGCATCGCTGTCTGCTTGCTTGGCTTTGTTGAGGTCAGCCGTTGTCTCGTTGTCACGCTTACGCGCTGTCCATGTGCTGATACGCAACTCAACGAGCATAGCCATTGAGGACAAAGAAACCGGAGGTGCTACTAGATTGGTAGTCATGATAAATCCTTTAAGTTGGTGAACATTCCGACACTGAGTCGGTTTGTCTGAAGTCGATATGAATTTCGCGGAAGTACTCCGCATTGCATTTGGACGGCACTGTGCCCGCCGGTATGGTGATCACCTTGAACGCCTCATCACGGTGCAGGAACGCAGTGATGGTCTTGACATAGTCATACACGCGCTTCGGGGTAACATGCTCCTGTTTGGCGTGGTAGTTATGTGTCCAGCCTGTCCCGACATGCTCCTGTATCACATTCAACGCATCGAGCCAGCGGTCCGGGTTGTTGCCGCTCATCCACGCAGCCAGCAACTCCGAAGACGCCCTGTGAAAAGTCGCGCCTCTCCTGTTCGGTGAGTACGGTAAGTAGTCCACATCAGCTAGCGCTTGCATGACATACCCGCGCCTACCACCATCTTCATCCCATGCTAGGCCACTGACAGCGTTTCTCTGAGCATCGCAGAACTCATTGCTGTAGCCCAACTCCGTTCTGAACTTCCTGAAGGACAGACTTAGTTCCTCATGGCTACCGCTAGGCGCAATAGTCGAAGTCAACATCACCCATTCAAGGAACGCGCCAAACCGCCGCTGGACTATGGCGTCAGCCACCCCACGCCTGACCCTGTACACCTCTGCGTCCGGTGCATTCTCCACCTCAAAGATAGGGCGGCCTTGGTGTACCCTTGCAACAGGTACAAACTTGAGGGACTGACGCCTCGACACTTCTATGCTCTTGCCGTCAGTCTGCACAAACAAACGCCCCTTGTTCCATTCAAACGACATGCTACGCGGCACAAACCCGATGATCTGATCACCGCTGTACGCAGAATAGTACTTGGGTGCATGCAGTATGAATGTGTTATTGCTATGCCATTCAACAAGCTTGTGCCCGTAGTATTTCAGCACCACTGTGAGGGGGTCGGGCATGGTGATGCTGGCCGCATGGTGGTAACGCCGCTCACCGAGTGGGCGCACCCCATCCTTGTTACCGCGTATGGGCTTGACTTTGCCGTACCACTCCCTCGCTTCATCAAATGAACTAAGGCGAGGCGCACCTATTGAGTTGTATCCCATATCAATCTTCCTTTCTTTCAAAGTAGATAGTCGCCAAGTGGCGCACTACCTGTCCGTTGGTTGGTTCAAAGCCTAGGTTCAGCATCAGGTCGTTCTTCACATCCTGTAGCAGATCGTAGGTCTCCTTGTTAAGCGTCACGCTGTACGCCGGTGGGTTTTTCATTTCGTGGCCTCCATCTGTTTCATGTTCGCTGCAATCTCCATCTGCAATATCGCAGTCATCGGTGTGACCCATGTCGCAAACCCCGGCGGCTTGATGACATTGGACTTATCCGACTCCACACCCTTAATCCATGCGTGTTCTACGCGACTCGCTGAGTTGAGCGTGTTGCATATCGACATGGCCTCCTCCGGTGTCAAGAGAAACTTCGTACTGTTGATGTGTAAAATTACGCTGTCGTCCATGATCAATCCTTGGTTACGCAGACGACTTGCCCGCGTGGTATCTTGAATGAGTCGCTACCTATGATGCACCACAGGATGGGTAATCCCAATCCGGCCCACTTGCGCGGGTCGCTGGTCATGTATCCATCAGTCAGCACCACGAGAGCGTCAGCTTTCTCAAGCTTCTTATCAAGCATGAACGCGGGTACGCAGTCAGGGTCAGTACCGCCACCGCCCTTGGGCTTAGTCTTGGATACGATTGACTTGGCCGCACCCTTGTGCGTCTCATGTCCAGCCACCTCGGTGTCCCAATACAGCACATCAACGCGATCAGGGTTGGTTGTTGTGACCACCTTGTTGAGTTCTCCCATAAACAGAGAAAGCATTTCGCCTTGTATCGAGCCCGATGTATCCATCGCAATCACGAGGTGCTTCATGCGTTTACCCACGATGCTCGGTAGGATGATGTCTTGCCACAAGTAATTCTTGTGTGCCTTACGCCAGCTTGGAGAGTCGCGGTCTTTGAGCGATGTACGCACAAACCTACGCAGCACTTCACGCCAGTCAACCTTCGGCTCAAGCATCTCTTGGACTGAGCGCAGCATGTTGCCGCCCACCTTGCCCGCGTAGATGCCACCTTGACGAAGCGCACTCTCAATTTCTTGAGTCAACTCTTTGATCGTCTCGGCTGTCATCTCTTTAGCGCCTTGCCAGTCATGCTCATCGAGCCCCGAACTATCCGACCCACTGTCGGTTTGTTCTCCGTCCTCGCCGCCACCACCGGGCTCATCGCCTTCCTCGCCACCGCCGCCTTTCTCTTTCTCTTTCATGAGAATGTCGAAGACCTGCTTGGTGTCCATGCCACGGAACCTTTCGTCGATCAGGCCGATGTTCTTGCGCGTCTGCTTGTCACGCGGCATAGCGATCATGGTCTCGCCTGTGTCCATGTCACGCAGCTGTATGTTGATGACATAGTCACACGCTTGGTTGGCAATGCTCCGGTCTACCTCATACAACGCCCGCCATGTGGTCAGGTGGCGGTAGCACTTGTGCATGTTTTCGTGCAGCACAAGGAAAGCAAGTTCTTTGTCTGACAACATGTCAACGAATGTGCGGCCATAGAATGCGTCACGCCCGTTGGTCTTGGCCGTTATCGTCTCCTCGGTGATAGTAGTCACCCCCACCATAAATAAGCCCGCGAAAAAAGCGAACCGCTTGTCCCGCATCAGACTCACATGGACGAGCTCAAGCCTACGCTCGGCTGGCAACCTATTCTTTAGAACCATATTCATAAAATTCTCCCGGTTTCGTTACAAATAAATGTCTTCATAGCGGCTAGCGCCTGTTCATCCTTGCCCATGTGCAGCAAGTCGTAAATCTCACGGATAGATCGGTCGTACGATGTACGCCCCCGTAGCTCCGCTATCAGCTCCTCGTCCGAAAACTCGTCAAGTTCTACCTCAACATCAACAGTTACATAGGGCATCGCTCATCTCCTTGTTGAAACAACAGGTCACTCAACTCTGTTATCAGCGCAGCAAACAATGCTGCTTTGGTTTTCTGTTCGGGGATAGTCGCGGTTATCCCGTTGACCTCCAATCGTTGCACCCACAACCCGAAAGCTTTGATGCCTACATTGAATGTCTTCTTCTCGTACTGCACAGGTGCAGTGCAGCTAAGCCACTGTCCGGAGTTGGAATTCTCCAAAACCATCTTGCAGAAATCACTGACTGTCATGTGTTCCCCCTTGCTCGGATTGCTTCGGCAATGAACTCGCTCACGGCATCGTCAGGGATAAACAAACTCTCAATTAACTGAGCACACGCCTTACGCTCTTCTGCTGCGACAAGCGCGGCGAAGCGTTTGAGGAATTCTTTGTCAGTTGACAGGGTTGAATCCCAATCGTCACCAGCTTCACGCGCCATGCGGATGATGTCTTCTTGTGTCATGTGTTCTTCTCCCCGGCAAAGCGTGGTATAGCCTCGCACTCAAACCCATTTTTGTTCCATCTTTCAACACATTGATAGGTCATGCCCGCTTCTTCCCATCCAAAGTATTGCCAACTGCCCCCGACTTCCCGTCTTCTCCACGCAACAGGCTCCTGCGCTGGCTGTGCCAAGGCTTCTTTTATGGTGTTCATAACATCACCAACATCAATCGTTACGCACTCTGTTTCAGTGTCTATACCGTCCAATTGTTCCAGCGCCTCCAGCGCCAGCTTCAATGCTTCTAGTTTTTTAGTCATGCTCGCTCCACCGAATCATGTGCCTGCTTTACTTGTTTCAGCACAGCATCGTCTTTGCACATGGCATCGACAAGGTGACACATTGACCGCGCTCTGTTGGCGTGGTGCATGTTGCGAAAGAACAGGATGACACACAGCGCTAGCAGTGTCAGTTCCAATACAGTGAATTCAATCATGCCGTCACCTCCTGCACTGGTGCTGGCGTATCCTTGATGTTCAAGCCCGCCTTGGTGCGGCGCATGATGCTCAGCACTTCACGCGAACCGCGATCTGCGACAATCGCCAACCCATACTGGCCTAGCACGATACGCACTGCCATGTTGCGCCTCGCTCCCTTGACGCTGGCGGCGTACCCCATAGCTACGGGGCGTTTGCCAGATGCATCTGGCTCGGTGAAATACTGCGTTACGAATGGTCGTTTAGACATTTTGGTTTCCTTGGTTGATACAAACAATCCGACACCGTGTCGGTTTATCCCTTGAGACCAGCAAACATGTACTGGTTCTCGCGAGCCCATGTGACGAACGATGGATGCACCATCGCCCACGCTTTCTTATCCTTGAGTTCCAACAGGGAGTTGATGAACACAGCCTGAGTCTCTTTGGGCATGCGGCGTACATACCGCATCCAAGTGGCGAAGTTCTCCCGTGTCGCAGCTGCCGTCGCTTTGAACATCAAGATGCACTGAGCAGAGGGTGAGGTCGGTACAAGCGCCGTGTCGGGCGAGTTTTCAATGGATTCACGCGTTGGCAGTTGGTCTGCCAGTTGGATGAATACCTGAAGGTCACGCGATGCAGAGAAGCCGATAGTCCCATCGAGACAAGCAATGAACGCGTTATCGGTTAGCGATGCCCGCTTGGCCACCCAGTGCGATGCTTTGAACATCGAGCGTGGTGACACGAACGCAAGCTGAGATGCGTCCTTGGGGTTAAAGATATACGGGTTCTTGTCCTGCCCGCCATCCATGTAGCTGAGCATGCAGTGTTCGTACTCGTGTACCCAAGCGGTCACCTCTGGCTCTACGCCATTCTTTACCGCCCAAGCACACCATTCTTTAGCAGTGGGTTTCATGTAAGTCATCCATGTCTGTCTGTTGCGTGTATGCGCCTTGGCTGAGTCGCCGACACCATCGGCATCCATGTTGCCAGTGGTGAAAACGATAGAGTCAGGGTGCAAGTTGAAGTTGCCCAAGCGCCGCTCGTGCAGCAGTGGGTGCAGCGTGTTCCGCACATAGTCATCGGTCTTGGTCCACTCATCAATCATGATGCACAGCGGTTCGTTGGTGTGCAGCCCGAAGTAATCAGCAGGGTAAAAATCCAGCGTCCGCGAGGTGTGGTTGGGTATCGGCATGCCCGCCTGACCCACATCGGTGTTGGGTCCGTCGATATACACTTTCCTGTAACCCGTTTTCTCCACGATCACATCTTGAATCGCTGTCTTCCCAACGCCCGGTTCGCCCGTCAGGTGAACTGAGTTGTGCCCAGAGTTGAGCAGGATATCCACGGTCTCCGCGAAGTTGACGCGGCGTGATAGATTCATTTCGTTAGCCATTTACATTTTCCTTAATAGAACAGGTTGGTTGGAACAATCCGACACCATGTCGGTTTGTCATGAACGAGGGGACTTTTGATTAGTGTCTTTCAGAGTCTTTGGTGCAGACGCTTGAGTCACTAATGTGTACGGCCCTTTCCCGTACTCTTGCACGATGCACCACACACGGCGGGCATCAGCTGCAATCTGGTCGCCACAGGCGTGGCATGTGTGATAACCAAGTTGCCATCGGGCGATGTGAACATCGTCCCCGCACAACTCGCAGTCACGGAAGTCGAAGTCGCGATCCGTGCTGTCATCGGCATCGTATTCTCTAGCTAGGTATCTCATCCGATTCTCCAAAGAGTAAGTACAGGCTGAGCACCGGCCTCGGATGCTGTCCAGAACACAGGCGTGAACGGACGGCCTTCTTTCTCGGCCTCGTTCTTGGCTTGGACTTGCGTGCGGTAGATTTCCTCTGGCGTGCCGAAGAGCAAGCCGTACATCATGGCGTCGAGCCAGTCTTCACGGTTATCGCCGAGGAAGTATGCTTTGCTCTGCCGCCGCTCTGTCCTGATATTTTCAATAGACTTGAGCAGTTGACGGTCAATGGCGGGCCAGTTGCTACTCATAGCGGCCTCCAGACGAACAGGTCCAGCAGCACAACAATGATCGCGATCACTATCACAGTGACACGGGCAAGGCGTTCGTTATGGGTAAACATGTGATGCTCCTTACTCGGTTGGGTAACGCAGACCAGTGTTGGGGTCGAGCAGACCGGCGGGGTATTCATCGGCTGGCAGGGCGCTTCGGTCTTCGGCCATAAGCGTAGCCAACTCAAGATCGGTGATGAGGCCATCGGCCCACAGTTGCACCGCGTAACTTACATTTTCGTGGTGGCGGTCAAGGTCGCTTTGAGTCATAGGTTGCTCCAATAAAGGTTGAACAAACCGACAGCATGACGGAATGTCTGCTGCCGTGGAATACAGTGAGATTGTTGTCAATTCATTCACTGTACCCAAGGTACATTGTACCATACAAACTTGACAATGTCAAGTGCCTGTTCGCGTTTTAGCCGCCGTGTTCGGCTTTGCGTTGCTGTGCCCGCAGGTACTCATCCCTGCGCCGGATGGCCGCAAAGATGCTGTCATCCTTAGAGTCCACATGCTGAACTTCAGGCTCTTTGGACTTTTGGACAGGCGTCTGGGCAACCAGACCGTCCAGCTTGGCCTCGATATCGTCAAACGAAAACTCTTCAAGGTTGGCGGGCTCGGCGTCTCGGACAGGAGTCATGCTTCGCATCACCAGCACAGGAACAGTCGGGTCGGCGTAGATCGTCTCGGCGTTGATCATGTGCTTCGGCTTGAACGCGTTGGTATGGCGATGGTCGGGTATACCCTTGCAGTCGAACCCTGCCCGCGCTGCTGTCTCTGCCAGATGACGCAGGATTACGGGGTCTGATGGTTTCAGGGTTTCCAGCACATCGTCTGGTGGTGCAACCAGATGACGGCTTTCCAGCTGGCTTGGCAAAAGCGCGGTGGGCAAGTCCGATGCTCGGCGCTCTTTCACGAATGCGCCCGCCTCGGTGTGATGGTACGGATTGACGCAGAACCGTGTGTTGCACCAGCGCACGATTCTGGTGCTGGCTGGTGGGAACCGGCAAATGGTGAATAGGATGCGGGCAACGCTGGTCGTGCCGAACAATTTGGACAGCGGCGAGGCTGGCGCGAGCATGGGCATGGTCATTGTGACCTTGTCAGGCCAGATGTAGCAGTCATCGCGGCGGGCACAGTTGTGGAACAGGTCATCGGCAGTCTTGTACTTCTGAGGGCGTCCGTTGGGTTTGAGCATGGTTTTGTCCTTTGGTTGAAAAACTCGGGCTGTTAATAAAAGGCATCGACATAGTATATCAAAGTGGGGTGTTTGACAAGACCTGTACGATTTTTTAGGGGTTTTATCTACAATATTTTATAAGAGTGCTCATACGGTGGAACAGGGAGAGAGGGCGCGGGAGGAATTGAGCAATCATCCTATTCTCAACTTTTTCTGTGTTCAAATTTTAGTTGGGGTACCTTCTCTCTCTGGTAAACAGTTTAAGCACTCTTATAATATTTTATTTATAAAAGTAAGTAAGTAAGAGAGAAAAAATGAAAAGAACCTGTGCAAAATCAACGACTTAGCGAAAATTTCCGGTTTCGTATGTATAAAGAACGAAGGGGTACTTTTATAGCATTGGGCCAAAAACGAGGTCCGAGATTGATATAACTAGGTGGGATTGTTGGTGCGTACTTGGCCGCGAGGCCGCGTGAATGCTGGCGAGGTGGCTGCGCCCGTTGTGGGCTTTGATAAAAGAGGGGTCTTTTTTGCTTGTTTTTTAAGCTATATCGCGCTTGGTGAGAGCCTTTGCCTATGACCGAGCCCAAAGTCATAACTAAAAACTATAAGCCCGAACAAACCGACAGCCTGTCGCATTGTCCGAACGCTACCCCGATGCTCCCTGCAACTACTATCATACGAATCTGGCGGGCGCTACCCTGCCTTGCCCGCCGCGCAGAGCAGGACTATCCCGATGCTCGCCACGCCAGCCAAGACTACCCCGATGCTCGCTACCAACAACTACTATCAAGCCCGCCCCGACTTTGTCGGGGCCAAAAAAAACCGGCCCCGAACGCCGAAGCGCCCGAGGCCGGACACGGCCCGAAGGCCGCAGGATTTACAGAAAGTAGGGAAGACACAGCGCCGCGAGAGCGCAGACTTTGATCGTGATCAAAAGACAG